TTATCCCCACCAATGATTGTTAGACCATTTTGTGTTGGGTCTATCTTGACGGCTTTAATTCTTTTAACATTTTCTAACTCTAATGCATTAATCTTCACTGACATCTTTACTTTCCCCTTTGTCCATTTCTTCAATTTTATTTTCAATAAGCTCTTTTAATGTATTCGTACATTTTTCGAACTCATTTGTTGCTGATTTATAAATATCCTTTACTTGTTTTTCTGAAATACCGTATGCTTCACTTAAGAAATCACTTCCGCTACTTCCTAATCCTGCCTTCATTTCAAGGGCAAGATTGTCATCTTCATCATAGTAAACTGTAGATAGCAATCTGATAATGTTCAATTCAGGCTTTTCTTTAGGCCCAAAAATTAAATCCTTTCCACTGATTTTTGCTACTTCAATATCTTTTGCACCCGCATCTTTAGCAGCTTGAATAATACTTTCTAGAAACTTATCCATTTTTATTTCTCCCTCTTGATGTATATTTCTTTGTACTTGACACCAAAGCTGTTACTTTGATGTTCCACCCATACGTCAATGACATTATTTTTAACTGCTCCTCCACAATCTTCAGCCACGTAAATTTGGCCATCAATCATGATTTCACTTCCATATGGGATTATTTTAGGGTCTACAGCGATTGTATGATTGACTTGAGCTCTAACTCCTGTAGCGGTTAGATCTCCATACTCATCTTCTCCGTACCAATATGCGGTAATTCTAAAGACCCCTAGAGCTTTTCATTTAGAAAGCTCTTCAACTTCTTTTTGTAGTTGGTCCTTTTCAACTGCAATACACTCGTACATTGCTTTGTACTTTGTATATTCTTGAAGCTGACCTTGCATATCATTGAGTTCATCCTTGTACAACTCAATTTGTTTACTTTGTTCTTCATACTTTGCTTCTACTGATTTAGCCTGAGCATAACCAGTTCCTGCAAAGATTAAACTTGCTACACAAGCACCAAACAATGTAACCTGTGCTTTTTGAGTTAATCTCATATTGCAAATCCTCCTGATTTTATTTATAATTTGGTTGGTTATGTTGTGTGTCCTTTATAAGGGCACTTTTTTCATTTAAAGAATTAAGCAATGCAATAATCAACTCTTCGCTAGGACTTTTATTGAAATGATTCATATAATCCTCAAATGCTTTTCTAGGAATATGTACATTTCTTCTCTTCCCTGAAGCATCAACACTTCCAGGAAATGTACCTTGTTGGATAGCATTGATTATGAACTCCCTGCTTTTGTGAGTTACCTTCATTACTTCTTCAATTGAAATATTGAATTCATCATTCATGATCATCACCCCTTGTAATAACAATGTAGTATTCTTCACATTCTAGAAGTCCTTTGCCTACTGTCTTTGTAAAGAGCTTTGCTTTTAGATCAGTATCTTTAAATGATGTTTGATTCATTTCATTAATAATACGTTTAGCGTACTCACTATCACCATACCAAGGAATTTTTACAGGCTTTACCATGTTTTTTTCACC